TGTGGATGTAATCCCTGTTTCCGATCCTAATGCTGCAACCATGTCCCAGCGCATCATGCAGTATCAGGCGGCTTTGCAGCTTTCTCAGCAGGCTCCTCAACTTTACGACATGGGTAAGCTGCATCGCCAAATGCTAGAAGTTCTTGGTATCCAAGACGCAAGCGACATCATTAAGCTACCAGATGATATCAAGCCTGCCGATCCTGTGACTGAGAACATGATGCTCTTGAAGCAAGAGCCAGTCAAAGCCTTCAAGTACCAAGATCACGAGGCGCATATCGCAGTCCATATGGCTGCAATGCAAGACCCGAAGATGCGCGAGATGGTTGGTCAGTCACCGTTTGCACAGGCAATTGGTCAGGCTATGGCAGCGCACATCACAGAACACGTTGCGTTCCAGTACCGCCGTGAGATTGAGAAGATGCTTGGCGTTGAAATGCCGAACGAGGATCAACCGCTACCAGAAGACGTAGAAGTTGAAATCTCTCGTCTGGCAAAAGATGCCGCAGAGAAGCTACTTCAGAAAGATCAGATGGAAGCGCAGCAGCAGCAGGTTGCACAGCAGCAGCAAGACCCTGTGATCCAGATGCAGCAAATGGAGTTGCAGATGAAGCAGCGTGAGCTTGAGCATAAGATCGCAATGGACACACAGAAGTTGCAGCTTGATGCAATGGCGAAAAGTTCAAATGCACAAATTCAGACGGAGCGCATCGCCGCTGAGAACCAGCGCGAAGGGGCGCGTCTGGGGGTCAAGCTCGCTACAGACTTGGATAAGTCACAGCGAGAAGACCAGAAGGAAGGTGCAAAACTTGGTATTGAAATAGCAAAGGAGCTAACAAAGGGAGATGGATGATATATTCAAGCTCCTCGCAAAGAGGATTGATGAATACGAGGAAGATATAAAAAACTACCTCGCATCTGGTCAGGCTGAAGATATGGCAATGTATAATCGTTTGGTGGGAAGAAATGAGGGATTACAGTTCATTCGGCAGGACTTAGCAGAAATCGAAAAGAGATATATTGAAACGTAGAACTTTTTTCGGTATCTTAAATTTGGGAGTACTTCGTGGATAGTCCACGCAAGGTATCTGTGAACCTTTAATCACTGCAAGGTAAAAAATGTATACAGGTAATACAACTACAGAGGAGAAGGTAGCCTCTAAACTACCTAAGCCACAAGGATACAAAATCCTTATTGGTGTACCCGAAGTCAGCGACAAAACAGATGGTGGGGTTATCATGCCTGACGGACTCAAGTCCGCAGAAGAAACGGCATCGATTATTGGTTTTGTTATGAATCTAGGCCCAGATGCCTACGCCGATGAGGAGAAGTTCCCCAACGGCCCGTACTGCAAGGAAGGGGATTTCGTGATCTTCCGTTCTTACTCAGGCACTCGATTCAAGATTCATGGAAAAGAGTTCAGACTTATTAACGACGACACTGTGGAAGCAGTAGTCGATGATCCACGGGGGTACGCAAGAGCATGAACAATCTAGCTGAAGAACAAGAGTTCGAAGAAGAAACAGTTGCTGAGGCTTTGGAAAAAGCTCATGGCAATAAATTAGATACTGGAGATGACGATGACGGCTTCGAGATTGAAGTCGTAGATGACACGCCAGAAGAAGATAAAGGAAAGCCTCGTCGTGCTGAGGGTGCTGATCCAAAAGTGCCAGACGATGACGAGATTCAATCCTACAGCGAAGGCGTACAAAAACGCATTAAGCAGCTAAAGTTTGAGTACCATGAGGAACGCCGCGCTAAAGAAGAAGCAGCACGTCTTCAAGAAGAAGCACTCAAGTATGCGCAGCAGATTCAGCAGGAGAACGAAAAACTTCGCAAGACCCTAGAAGACGGCGAAGGTGTTCTTGTTAATCAAGCAAAAGGCCGTGTGGCTGCGGAGCTTGATAAAGCGAAGGCTGCATACAAAGCTGCTTACGAAACAGGTGATCCTGATGCTTTGATTGAAGCACAGGAAAAGCTCACTATGCTGCAGAATGAGAAGATTCGGTACGAGAACTACAAGCCTCAGCCGCGTCAACAGCAGGCACCTCAGCCTCAATATCAGCAGCCAACACCACAACCAAACCGTCCAAGTGATCGTGCCTTACAGTGGGCGCAGCGCTATGACTGGTTCGAAAAAGACTCAGAGATGACTGGGTATGCTTATGGCCTTCACGAAAAACTTGTGAAGAGCGGAGTTGCGCCAGACACCGAAGAGTATTACAATCAAATTGACAACGCGGTTCGCCGTGTTTTCCCAGATAGGTTTGACGATGCGTCTTTTGAGGAGACAGCACCGCAACGTCAAGCTGGCAACGTGGTTGCCCCTGCCGCTCGAAGTGGCAAAAAACCACGCAAAGTGCAACTGACCTCAACGCAGGTCTCTCTCGCCAAGAGACTTGGTCTGTCAAATGAACAATATGCGGCGCAATTAATGAAGGATATGAAATAATGTCGAACCGAAACTCACGCACTACAGAGACCCGCGAAGCGGATCAACGCAAGGTGTCATGGTCGAGACCTTCGATGTTACCTGTCCCCGAACCCAGACCCGGTATTGAATACCGTTGGATTCGCACATCAACACTTGGACAGAGTGACAACACGAATGTTTCTTCTAGATTTCGTGAGGGATGGACACCTGTTCGTGCAGAAGATCATCCAAACCTTCAAGTTGTGTCTGATATCGATTCTCGATTTACAGACAATATTGAGGTCGGTGGGTTATTGCTTTGTCAGAACTCAACCGAAAACGTGCAAGCTAGACGTGATGAACAAAATCGTCAGGCCAAAAGCCAGATGCAGGCTGTTGATAACAGCTACTTGCGCAACTCAGACCCTCGTATGCCCGTTCTGAATCCAGAGCGAAGCACACGATCATCGTTTGGCAAGTAACCTTTCGGGGGAGCTTGCTTTGGTTGAAACTCAGATTGTGAGGAAATAGAGCTATGGCTACTACAGCAGCTCCTTATGGCCTACGTCCAGTCCGCAGTGCGGATGGTAAGCCATACGCTGGGGCAACGTCCCAGTATCTCATCGATCCTGCAGGTGAAGCAACAAACCTATTTTATGGGCAAGCTGTCATCATCGGGGCCGATGGTTATATCGCGCTGGCAACTGGTACAGGTGCAGACCTGACCACGAACAGCATTTCAGGCACAACAGGCGTTGGCGCAATTGGCGTTTTCGTAGGTTGTGAATATGTAAACTCTTCAGGCCAAACAGTTCAGGCTCAGTACTATCCATCAGGCACAGCCAATGGTGGTGCGATTAAAGCCTACGTGATTGACGATCCAAACGTACTATTCCAAGCGCAGCTTGATGGTGCAGGAGCGCAAACCGTAATTGGCGCAAACACATTCTTTGCAGCAGCACAGAGTACATCTACAGGCGACACAGCCTATGGTAACTCTACATCTGCATTGGATGCGACTGTGGTAACTACAGCAGCGGCATTCCGTATCGTTGCTCATGTGTCACCTGCAAGTGATGCGTTCCCAGATGTACTTGTTAAGTTCAATCCGGGCGCACACCAGATGACAAACAATGTTGGCTTATAAGGAGATTAGACTATGGCTATTTCACGCGCCCAGCTCCTTAAAGAGCTACTACCCGGTCTGAATGCACTATTCGGTCTTGAGTACGACAAGTACGAGAACGAGCATGCAGAGATTTACGAAACTGAAAACTCAGAGCGTAGCTTTGAGGAAGAAGTCAAATTGTCAGGATTTGGCGCAGCCCCAGTGAAAGCTGAAGGCCAAGCTATTTCATACGACAATGCACAAGAATCGTTCACAGCTCGCTACAACCACGAAACGGTTGCAATGGGCTTCTCTATCACTGAAGAAGCGATGGAAGATAACCTGTACGATTCGCTATCTGCTCGCTACACCAAAGCACTAGCTCGTGCTATGGCGTACACAAAGCAGGTAAAAGCGGCTTCCTTGTTGAACACAGGTTTTGACACCTTCACTTCAGGTGACGGTTCATTCTTGTTTGCAACAGATCACCCAACTACTGAAGGCGGTACAAACTCTAACCGTCCAGCAGTCGCAGCCGACTTGAACGAAACATCGCTTGAGCAAGCGGTTATCGATATCGCAGCGTTCACTGACGAACGTGGCCTATTGATTGCAGCTCGCCCACGCAAGTTGATCGTTCCACCTGCGCTTATGTTCGTGGCGACTCGTTTGCTACAAACAGAACTACGCACAGGTACAGCGGATAACGACATCAACGCATTGCGTTCGAATGGTTCGATCCCTGAAGGATACCGTGTCAACCACTACCTAACTGACACAGATGCGTTCTTCATCACTACAGATGTTCCAAACGGCATGAAGCACTTTGTGCGTACAGCTATGGCGACATCTATGGACGGTGACTTCGACACAGGTAACGTGCGCTACAAAGCGCGTGAGCGTTACTCATTTGGCGTATCTGATCCACTAGGTATCTACGGTTCACCGGGTGCTGCATAAGTTCAATTGAACTTTTAGAGGGGGCTGTTAACGCAGCCCTTTCTTTTTTTCTGGAGTATGTTATTCTGCGTTTGGGGCAACATTAGCCTTGCAGACAGGATTCCGCCCCACCTGACATTGCACAGACTGCTAGGCGAAACCTTGTGCAAGGGGTATTAATATGGCTTCAACTACATTCTCAGGCCCAGTGACATCTACGAATGGCTTCATTGGCGACATCAAAGTTCCTACATACACTGTTGCGAGCGCACCATCTGCTTCTGATGCAGGCGCAGGCACATTGATCTATGTATCAAACGGTGCAGCAGGTTCAGCAATTTTGGCTTTCTCTGACGGAACAAACTGGAAGCGTTCTGACACAGGCGGCACAATCGCAGCATCATAAGGGGGTGACCGATGAGTAGGTTTAAGCCTCCCAGTGTTGAAGAGTTAGCAGCTCGTGGTCTTGATCCAGATGGCAATCCACTAAAGACTACAAAGGTTCGCGCTCGTAATGAAGACGGTACGCTGAAAGCAGATGATCCTTCTACGCCTGATGTAAATGAGGCATGGGAAGAAAAGCCTGTTAAAAAGAAGCGTGGTCGTCCTAAAAAGAAAAAGGACTAACGTATGCGCTCTGATGTACAATCCAAACGCTTAACGGATACGGGGTCAGCGGGTGTTGGCCCTGCGCGTATCCGTCAGATTCAGGTGCTTACCGCTGCAGGAACGCCCCGTCTAACCATTACTGATGGCAATGGCGGCTCTACGGTTCTTGATCTGGATTTCATCCAGTCTGATTCTCACTCAGTAAACATTCCGTCTGATGGCATTCGTGTCAGCGATATATATGTTTCTGCGTTTACAAACATCACCGCTATGACGGTGTTCTACAACTGAGGTAAGTTATGGCTGGAAATGACGTATTAGCTGCACATAGTCACACATCTGCAGCTTTAGTGACAAGAAGGTCTAGGTTGCGTGGTGTTGTAGTAAACACAGCCTCTGGAGCCACTGGTGATGTTATCTTTTACGATAACGCTTCTGCAGCTTCTGGCACAGTTCTTCTTGAAGTAGATGAAAAGTCTCAGGGCATGACAGACATAATCATCCCCGGTGACGGCATTCTTGCAAAGAACGGCATCTATGTTTCACTTCCAGCAAACGTAACGGCAACAGTATTTTATGAGTAAGTCATGCCTGAAAAGAAAAAGAAAGATAGTCGCTTAGAACGTGCAGGGGTTAGTGGATACAACAAACCCAAACGCACACCGAATCACCCAACCAAGTCACACATCGTTGTGGCTAAAGAGGGTGACAAGGTTAAGACTATTCGCTTTGGACAACAGGGTGTGAAGACAAACCAGACTGCAGGGCAGCGCAAAGCCTTTAAGTCTCGTCATGCGAAGAACATCAGCAAGGGCAAGATGTCTGCAGCTTATTGGGCCGATAAAGTTAAGTGGTCACCAAGCAAGACAAAATCTAGCTCAACTAAATGGAAGAAAGGGTCTTAATATGTTTGGAATATTACCTATGGCTGTAAAGGCGCTGCAGAAAAATAAACGCAAAGCCTCTAGAAATCCTGATGAAGATATAGCTCAAGCGGTTCATCAGAGGAACCTTAAAATGATGCGGGACGCAGCTTCTCGCATGGAGCCTCGTAAAATGAAATCTGGCGGAAAAACAGCAGACGGTGCCGCTGTTCGAGGAAAGACACGTTTAGCCATGAAGGGTTATGGAAAAGTCGGATGACCATCTCTCGCGCACAGATGGGTAGCCAGCTAACGGGGAACAGAATGCCAGTCAGAAAAGTAAAAGGTGGTTACAAGTTCGGAAGCTCAGGTAAGGTTTACCCTACCCGTGCAGGTGCGGAGCGTCAGCAACGTGCGGCTTACGCCAACGGATACAGAGGCATGGCTGCTGGTGGCTTTGTTTCTACAGGTAACGATGCCAAAGAC